TGTCGAATAAATACAGCCTGCGCTTTTGCTGTGCGCGTCAGATTCAGAACAAAATTGAAGAGTCGGTGTACACCCTGCTCAAAATTCAAATAGACCGCTTTGGCCTGCGGCATCGCTTCCGCATTCTGAACAACAAAATCATTAACCGGGTGACCGGATCTGAATTCGTGTTCTATGGGCTCTGGCGCAACATTGAAGAGATTAAGTCTCTCGAAGGCATCAGCGTTCTGTGGCTTGAAGAGGCCCACGCGCTGACGGAATACCAGTGGAAGATACTGGAGCCAACCATCCGTAAAGAGGGCTCAGAATGCTGGTTTATCTTTAACCCCGGACTGGTGACTGATTTCGTGTGGCGTAACTTTGTGGTCGATCCGCCAGAGGATACGCTGATACGCAAAATCAACTACGATGAAAACCCGTTTTTATCCGACACCATGCTGAAGGTTATCGAAGCCGCCAAGCGCCGGGATCCGGATGGGTTTAAGCACGTATACGAAGGCGTGCCAGAGTCGGATGATGATGCTGCCATTATCAAGCTGTCATGGATTGAGGCTGCTGTGGACGCCCACAAAGTCCTTAATTTCGAACCGAGCGGGCGTAAGCGTATTGGCTTCGACGTTGCCGATAGCGGCGCCGATAAGTGCGCTAACGTCTATCGCCACGGCTCCGTCGTCTACTGGGCGGATGAGTGGAAGGCGAAAGAAGACGAATTGCTGAAGAGCTGCCAGCGTACGTATCAGGCGGCGCTGGAGCGCGATGCTGATATCGTCTACGACTCAATCGGTGTTGGGGCATCTGCTGGCGCTAAATTCTCAGAAATTAATGAGGACCGTAAGCGCGAAAACATGAACGCATCTCGTATCAACTATCAGCGGTTCAATGCTGGCGCTGGTGTGAATGAGCCGGACTACGAATATATTGGCATCCCGAACAAGGATTTTTTCGCCAACCTCAAAGCGCAAGCCTGGTGGCTGGTAGCGGATCGCTTTCGCAACACCTTCAACGCGGTTAAGAACGGTGAGCAGTACCCGGTAGATGAGCTGATAAGCATCGACTCATCCTGTCCGCTACTGGAAAAACTCAAGCTGGAGCTAACCACTCCGCACCGTGACTTTGACAAAAACGGGCGTGTGATGGTGGAAAGCAAGAAAGACCTCGCCAAGCGCGATGTGCCATCGCCGAACGTGGCCGACGCTTTCATCATGGCATTTGCTCCAACTGATACGGCAATGGATATCTGGGAAGCGCTGGGAAACAGCTAAATACCCGGAAATAACCGTTTCACGCAAAATCACCGNCAATTCATTTTTCGACCCTGTTTATGCATGTTTTATTCACGCGCTTTTAGCCACTTATCCCGGATAAATAAGCCTTTGGCGGACATTTCATCTTGGGAGGGATTCGGCTGGTGCGGGTGACAGTCATTATGTTAAATCGGGTCATATTTTAACAAATTATCCTATCCGCCACGAGTACCAAAAAAGCCGGAGAATAGTCACCATGGCGAAGAAAACAGGACGAGTCGCCACGGCGGATTCGTACGATAACTTTGTTGCCCGTGTCGGTATGCAGCAGCCTAACCAGCATGCCGCATCGACCTATCGGGCGAACTATACCAGCCGCAACCGCCTGCTCATCGAGTGGGCTTATCGGTCCTCCTGGATTATTGGCGCCGCAGTCGATTCGAAAGCGGATGATATGACCAAAAAGGGCGTGCGGATCACCAGTGAGATAGACCCGAAACGCCGTGGCATTCTCGAATCCCGGTTCGATGAGCTTCAGTTGTGGGATTGCATCAACGAGACGCTGAAATGGTCCCGGCTATATGGCGGGGCGGTGGCGCTGATTCTGATTGAAGGTCAGGCACCACTAACGCCGCTGGTGCTGGATAAAGTAGGCAAGGGCAGTTTTAAAGGCCTGGCTGTGCTCGACCGCTGGATGATTAACCCTCAACTCACCAGGCGCATTAAGGCGCTTGGCCCCAACCTCGGCAAGCCTGAATTCTATGACATCGTGACGACGGCGCAGGGGCTTCCTGCGTGGACCGTTCACCACAGCCGCCTGATCCGCATGGATGGTGTGAAACTGCCGTACCAGCAGAAAATCACCGAAAACGAATGGGGTATGTCCATTGTCGAGCGCATCTTCGATCGCCTGACCTCCTACGATAGCACCAGTGTCGGCGCCGCCCAGCTTGCCTACAAGGCGCATCTGCGAACGGCAAAGATTAAAAAGCTGCGTGAAATTATCGCCACGGGCGGTAAGGCGTTTGAGGCGCTTATCAAGAATATGGAGATGGTCCGCCAGTACCAGACGAACGAGGGTATGTCCCTGTTTGATTCGGAGGACGAATTTGAAACTCACTCATATTCTTTCGCGGGCCTTTCAGACCTGCTTAGCGAGTTTAAAGAGGATATCGCGGGTGCTGTCGGCATTCCTCTTGTCCGCCTGTTCCGCCAGTCACCGAAGGGTTTTTCCACCGGTGATGCCGACCTCGCGAACTACTACGACGACGTGGGAACGCTTCAGGAGCGAGATTTACGGCCTCACATCCGCTTGTTATTCGATGTACTGCATCGCTCAGAGTTTGGCGAGCCGTTGCCGCAAGATTTCACCTTTGAGTTTAACCCCCTGTGGCAGATGAGCGACACCGATCGCTCTACGGTGGCGACCAACACGACTACCGCTCTGGCAACCGCGGTGCGTGATTTGGGAATGTCCCCGGCTGCTGCGCTGACCGATTTGCGCGAGCTGTCTGACGTTACCGGCATCGGTGCTTCAATTAGCGATGAGGATATCCAGAATGCGGCGAAACAGTGGCAGGAGGCTGAATCTGAAACCAGCCCTCCGCCGCCGATCGGAGGTCCAGTACCAGAAAAGCCTACTGGCGATAGTCGACCAGATAAACCAAATCGTCACGGGCTCCTACGATGGTTCACAGGCAAGCGCTGACAGCATTGCTAAATCGCTTGTTGACTACTCCGGGGTGATTGACGACTGGGCCGAAATGGTCGGTCGAAAGATGTTTGCCCAGGTAGAGCGTGAAGAGTGGAACCAGTGGCGCTCTGTTTCGGAAGAAATTTCCTCTGGTCTGCGTGACGTCGTGGGTAATACGCCTGTCGGTGCTGTTGCGCGCGATATTGTGGCCCGTCAGGTCCAGTACATGAAATCACTTCCGCTTGAGGCTGCCAGCCGCGTTTCTGAGATTCAGGCGCGGGCGATGGAGGCTGTAATTCGCGGAGAGCGCCCCGATCAGCTTTACGAGATGATCATGCAGTCCGGTGACGTGGCGGCCAGCAGGGCGCGGATGATAGCCCGCACTGAGATAGGGCGTGCAACTGGCGCATTAACTCAGGCTCGGGCGTTATCCGTTGGCTCTGATGGTTACTGGTGGCGCATTGAGGGTGCTGGCACCCGACCCTCACACCGCAAAATGAAAGATAAATTTGTCAGGTGGGATAACCCGCCAACGCTTGACGGTATGACCGGACATGCCGGATGCCTCCCGAACTGCAAATGCTGGTCGGAAGTGCATATCCCGGATCCACAGAAATAACAGGCCGCCAGTGAGCGGCCTTTTCAATGCCCGCAATTCAGCNAGGTAACCCATGAAATATTTCTTTAAAACCCGCCTGGGTAATACCCGCTTTCAACTTGCTGATGGGTCAGTCCTGTTTAAGGACGTCCCGATCGCAAGGACTGGTGAGCAGGTATATGGCGCTGAGGAGCTGCCTGACCTGCAGCCTGATAGCCACGGACTCATAACCGTACAGCGCACGCCTGAAGAAGTTTTCAGCGAGCGCACTATCGCATCGTTTGAGGGTATGGCCGTCACGATAGGCCACCCCAAAGACTTCAGCGGAAACATCATCTTCGTCACGCCAGAAAACTGGCGGCAACTCTCTAACGGCCACATCCAGAATGTTCGCCGAGGCGCGGGTGATAAATCAGACCTGCTGCTGGCGGACGTCATTGCCAAAACGCCTGAGGCCATTCAGGCAGTGGAGAACGGCGACGAAGAGGTGAGCTGCGGTTATGACGCTGACTACCGACAAATCTCGCCGGGCATCGCAGAGCAGTACGCGATAACCGGTAATCATCTGGCCTTTGTCCCTAACGGGCGGGCTGGTTCACGTTGTGCATTGGGAGACGCTATGCCGAGCACTACTAAAAACTGGTTTACCCGGCTGTTGAAGGCCCGTAAAACCAACGATGCCGCCGAAATGGCGAATCTGATCGATAACCCGCCGGATAATCTGACTGGCGATGACGATGTGACATCCTCCATGACACCCGGCGGAGTGGTCATTAACCTTGCGCCGCAAAATCCGCTTCCCGGCCCGGCATTGCCTGGCACTGGCGATGAAGGCGGAGAAGTCCCCGACTGGGCGCAGGCCATCATTGCCCGTCTGGATAAGCTGGAAGGCATGGAGCGTCAGGAGCAATCGACTGGTGATGAAGATCCAGAAGAGAAGGATGAGGAGGAAGGCAAAGTAACCGGTGATGCCGCTTATCGCGCCGATCTGATTCAGCCAGGCATCCAGTTGCCAGAAAAGGCTAAGCCGACAGCGTTCAAACGCCAGGTGCTCGCCTCTGCAGATCAATCTCTGGTGCGCTCTATTGTCGGTGATGCCGATATCAGCAAGCTGAAAAAAGCCACGGTAGATATGGCTTTCACGGCTGTTTCTGAGCTGGCGAAAAACCGCAACACCAAAACCGTCGACAGCCTGCAAACGCAGACTGCCACCACTGTTAAAACCATTGCCGGTATGAATCAGGCCGCGCAGGAATTCTGGTCTAAACGAGGCTAACCAATGGGTAATACATTTCTTTACCGGATGCCTGCAGGCATCGCCGGGGCAATTTCTCGTCCGCAGGATCTGACGGTTGAACCTCAACTGCTGGACTCTTCCAACCTTTTCCCCGCTTACGGCCTTGGCGGCAAGATTTCCTCCGGGAAATTTGTGCCAATCGCTGCGAGCGACGAAGCGTCGGTGCTGGTGGGCATTTACGTTCGTCCGTATCCGACCGCCAGCCAGCCGGATAAAGTCCAGCAGGTAGGCAGCGGTAAAAACTTCACCGGCGATTGCCTGGTACGTGGCTACGTCACGGTAAACATCGGCGCGGATGCATCCAGCGTCGCGCTGCATGGCCCGGTTTATATGCGAGTGGCCACACCATCCGCCTCAAGCCCTCTCGGCGCGTTCCTTGCCGCCGCTGATGGCTCGAATACCGTCCAGATCACTAACGCTTACTTCAATGGCCCTGGCGACACCAGCGGCAACATTGAGCTGGCCTTCAATATTTAAGGAAATCGCAAATGCCAATGACATTTGACCAGGCGACAGTCGACGGCACTGGTGCCTTTCTTGTCCATGAGCTGGAGCGTCTCGATCAGACACTGAATCTGCCGCTGGTGAATTTCACCTGGTCGCGCGATATCCAGTTGCGTGAAGACGTGTCTATTGCTGACGAGATCAGCTCGTTCACTAACACCACCTTTGCTGCTGCCGGTACACCGAATGCCAACGGTAAAAACTGGCTTAGCAAAATCCCTACCGCGCTGGCTGGAGTTAACGTCGACATCGCAAAAACTGGCTTCCCGCTTACCCTGTGGGGTATGGAGCTGGGATGGACCGTTCCCGAATTGCAGGCAGCTGCGCAGGTTGGTCGCCCGATCGACACGCAGAAGTACGACGGCATGCAGCTGAAGTGGAACATGGACACGGACGAGCAGGTTTATATCGGCGATTCCGGTCTGAACGTTAAAGGCCTGCTGAACCTGACGCAGGTAACGCCGACCAACGCAGCGAAGACCTGGGCGACCTCCACCGCGGACGAAATCCGGGCGAGCATTAATGCCGGGCTGAGCGCAGCGTGGGCCAACTCGGCTTACTCCATGGTACCGACGGACCTGCTGATCCCGCCGGAGCAGTTCTCTCTGCTGGCAAGCACCATCGTATCCAGCGCTGGTAACCAGTCCCTGCTGACCTATCTGGAAACCAACACCATCGCATACCACCAGAACGGGCGTCCTCTGAACATCCGTCCGGTGAAATGGGCGAAAGGTCGTGGCGTGTCGAACTCTGATCGCATGATGTTCTACACCAACGACAAGAAATACGTTCGCTTCCCGATGGTTCCGCTGATGAGCGTGCCGATCCAGTATCGCGGCCTGTATCAGCTCGTAACCTATTACGGCAAGCTGGGTGCAGTAGAGCCGGTTTNATCCGGAAACTCTGGCCTACGTCGACGGCATCTAACCTGCGGCGGCCCGAAAGGGCCGCTCATGAGGACTTGCAATGAAAAAGATTTACGTACTCTCCCCGTTTAACTTCAACGACGGCAAAGAGCAAAAGCATTTCCCGGTTGGCTTCCACGACGTTGATGACACGGTTGCTGATCACTGGTTCGTAAAAGCGCACTGTTCTCCGGATGGCGAAGCGCCAGCGGTCGCAGAAGACCCTCGCATTGCTGAGCTGGAAGCAAAAATCGCCGAGAAAGATGCGCGTATTGCTGAACTCGAAGCGCAATTGCCGGAGACTACCAATAATGGCAAGAAATCAAAGTCTGCCGACGCCTGAGCAGTTCAGGGCAACCTTTCCGCAGTTCGCTGACGATACAAAGTACCCCACGCCAATGATTCAGGCTCGACTGAATCTTGCTGATGCCATGCTGAGTGAGTCGCGCTTTGGCGTGGATATCTTTCCCTACATCGTCGGGCTGTATGTTGCGCACTACATGTACCTTTACGCCGCAGATATGCGTGGTGTGGCCGTGGGTACTGC